TACCAATCAGAAATAACACGGTTGCGCGACTTTTGGCAGACACCAGACCGCATAAATGGTTTAAGTTTCAAAGACTGGGTATCTATGGCAATAGAGGAAACCTTGGTACTGGATGCATTGGCTATCTACCCACACCCAGACTTAAAGGGTGACTTACACAGCCTTACTATTCTTGATGGTTCAACAATCAAACCGCTATTAGACGATAGAGGTATGCGCCCAGACCCACGTACTAACACCCCGGCATACCAGCAAATCTTGTACGGCTTCCCACGTGGCGAATTCCTAGCAACCAGCGATGACCCAGACCAAGACGGTAGTTATTCTGCCGATGAACTTATTTACCTAAAGCGCAACCACCGCACGTGGACACCGTATGGGTTCTCCCCAACTGAGCGCGCACTGCCACTAGCTGACCTTTACATTAAGCGCCAACAATGGTTACGCGCAGAGTTTACCGATGGCGTTACACCTGAAATGTGGTTAAAGCCTGATGGTTCATTTGCCGCAACACCAGAACTATTACGCGCTTATGAGAACGTTATTAACGATGACCTAGCAGGGCAGACAGAACAACGTAAGCGCGCACGCATCCTGCCACCGGGATTAGACCCAATAGATAACAACGGGTTTAGCGAGAAGTTTAACGATACGTTTGACAACTACTGCATTACTGGCATTACTGGTCACTATGGTGTGTTGCCTACTGAAATTGGCTACAGCGCTAAACAGGGTTTAGGCGGTTCTGGCCACCAAGCAGGGGAAGCGGAAGCAGGTTCGCGCTTAGGTGCAGAACCATTAACTAAATGGATTGAAGACCAACTAAGCGACATTAGTTACAAGTTCCTTGGTATGCCACGTGAATTGGTATTTAGGTTTAACGTAGGTAACGAGTCCGATACCGCAGAGGGTGCAACGCGCCGTTCTATTGAACTGCAATCAGGCCAACGCACCATAAACCAAGCTAAGGCTGAAATGGGTTTGCCGTTAGTTGATTCCCCATACGCTGACCTGCCTATGATTCATGCCGGCGCGAACACGTTCTTTATTACCCCAGATGGCGTAGTTGCCTTTGGTACTGACACCGCTACCCCGGCAGAAGCACCGGCAAGCGGTATTACCCCAGAGGAAGCCCCTAGTGGTGACCTACCAGAACCAACGGTTACTAACGCACAAGTTGATGCACAGGCAGAGGTTAAGGCGTTTCTAAAGTGGGCTAAGAAAGGTAACACCGAACGAGACTTTGAATTCTTTGCATTAGATAAGTTAAATGCTGATGTGTTAAACCGCGCTGCTAAACAAGACTTTGATTTAGTTAAAGCGTTAGCCGATGGCTTACTAAAAAAAGCGTAAGCCGCAGGGAAGCGGCAAAGCACAGGTTACTTAACCAAAATACCCTGTTAATACAAGCAGGGTTACGGGTTAGTGTTGATGCGGATGCGGTTGCAGCTAAATGGGCGGCGCATAACCACATAAAAAGTACAACAAGTACAAACAGCGCACGTGCATGGTTAAAAGTAAACATTGCCTTTAACAACAAGGTACTTGCAAGCGCTGTAACCCAAACACACGCTACTGGTTGGGTAATGGGTCAGGCTATGGCGCAACAGGATTTAGGCGTTACTGTTGGATTGGATTGGGCTACATGGCAACCGGGTAATGCAGCTGCAGCCGCGCTTGTAGACCCACAGGGCAGGTTAGCCGATTTACTAAACGGCAATAAAGCCTTAATAGACCAACTAGATGCCACTACCCTAGACCGTATTGGCACAGCTTTAGCCAGTGGATTAGACCAAGGGTTAAGCCCTAGCGACATAGCCAGTGAAATTAACGATGTGCTTAATGACCCATTACGGGCAATGGTTATAGCGCGTACTGAAACCTCAAACGCATTAAACCAAGCGGCTATAAGCGATTACAAAGATGCTGGTATTGAACAAATAGAGTGGCAGGGCGCAGACCCATGCGAAATCTGTGAACCTAATGACGGCGAAATAATTACATTAGGTGACACGTTTTCTAGCGGCGATGAATACCCACCAGCGCACCCTAACTGTATTTGCACTACGCTACCTGTCATACCTGATAGCACTGCAAGCAATGACCAACCAGTAAGCGATACAACTGACTTACCAGAAGAATAAACTACATTGATTATTTAACTACTGGCTGACATAATTGGGGTATGGCTTGTAGGACTGGTTGCCCAACACAGGATTGCCCGGACTACGCAACTTGTTGCCAAAGCATAGCCATTGATAAAACAAGCTTAAAGGTTAGAGGTTAAACAAATGGCTCTTGTTCACAATAACGTACAGGTTTTAACAACCCCGACAATTCTTTTCAGGATGCCATCAACAACCCGTTACACCGCCGTGTCTATCCAAAACAACCACAGTGCAGCTATCTTTGTTGGCGATAGTTCCATTACTGCATCCGGCGCTACTGTAGGACATTCCGTTGCTACTGGTGCTACTTACCAGTTATGGCTTAACGCTGGCGATGTAGTTTATGCAATTAGTGCAGCCAACACAGCCGCTGGTGCAGTTTCAATTCTTTACTCTGGTGTCTAATGCAGGTAGGAACGTGTAATTTAACTGTTCCGTTGGGTGCGGATTTTAGCCAACCTTTTACTATTGCCGGTTACGACTTAACCACGTACACAGCAAAGCTACAGATACGTGTTTCGTATGGCGCAACTACATCCCTACTTACCCTAACCAATGGTGCTGGTATTACATTGGGCAATGGCACATTTCAAATAAACATGACCAATGCACAAACAGCCGCGCTACCCGTTGGCTTATGGGTCTATGACTTAAAGATTACCTCAGCATCAAGCGTAGTAACACGCCTAATACAAGGAACAGTAAAAGTAACTGATGAAGTGACGATTTAACATGGCTGGTGAAATAACTACTACTGAAACTGTTGTAGCCGTAACCACCATTGATGGCGTTACTGCATTAACTACTACTGAAAACGTTATTGCGGTTACTGTAAGCAACCAAGGTATCCAAGGTATTCAAGGCCCAACTGGACCGCTTGGACCAACAGGACCTACTGGTGCAACGGGGGCAGCATCAAATGTAACTGGACCTACTGGCAGTGTTGGTCCAACAGGACCGCAAGGCGTTACAGGTCCAACTGGTAGTACGGGCGCACCAAGTACTGTAACTGGTCCAACAGGACCTACTGGTGCTACCGGGGCGGCTTCCACTGTTACAGGACCTACTGGCAGCACTGGTGCTACAGGTCCGACAGGTATAACTGGGTCTACAGGTGCTACAGGTAGCACTGGACCAACGGGTCCAACTGGCAGCACAGGTGCAACAGGTTCTACTGGTCCAACGGGTGCTACTGGTGCTACCGGGGCAGCTTCAACTGTTACTGGCCCTACTGGACCGCAAGGTATACAGGGTGTAACTGGGCCAACAGGACCTACGGGTGGTGCTGGAACTAACGGCACAATTGGACCAACAGGACCAACGGGTGCTACTGGTGCAGCTAGTACGGTCACAGGACCAACAGGCCCTACAGGGGCAACGGGCGCGGCTTCCACTGTCACTGGACCGACAGGCCCAACTGGACCAGTTTCTACTGTGGCTGGTCCTACTGGTCCAACAGGTCCTACAGGCGCAGCTTCCACCGTTACAGGTCCTACCGGTCCTGCTTCAACCGTTACAGGCCCAACCGGGCCAACTGGTCCTGCATCAACCGTAACCGGGCCAACTGGTCCAACTGGTCCACAAGGCGCGGCAAGTACGGTTACAGGTCCTACGGGCGCTACCGGTCCTGCATCTACGGTCACAGGCCCTACCGGTCCTACCGGACCACAGGGCGCAGCTTCAACTGTTACTGGTCCAACTGGTCCAACGGGCGCAACTGGAACTAATGGCACTAACGGTACTAACGGCGCTACTGGACCTACTGGACCAGCAGGTGCTAATGCAATTTACGATACAGACCAAGCTGTAATTTCAATGCAAGTGTTCGGATAGGATTAAACAATGGCAACTTACTCAAAAGTATTATTATCAGGTTCAACGCAGGGGCAACCAATTACCGTTGTCGCAACTGCTTCAACTGGTACTACTATTCATGCCACAGGTACAACATCAACTACCATTGATGAAGTATGGCTATACGCAACCAACACATCTACTTCACCCATATTATTAACCGTTCAATTTGGCGGCACAGTTGCAAACCAACACGCAAAACCAATAACTATTCCTCCACAATCGGGAGACATTCTTGTTATTGCTGGCTTGCCTTTAACGGGCACAGGTTCAGTTGCAAACACCGTCTATGCTTTTGCGGCTACGGCATCAGCAATTACAATTTCAGGTTACGTTAATAGGATTGTTTAATGGCTAATCCAAACCGCAGAGGTCAAGCGGGCGGCCCTGTATCTACTAGTTTTCAAAGCAGTAACTACACGCCTAACTCTCAAACGTCTTTTATTCTGCCACACGGTTTACAACTACGGCAAACAATTACAAATACTGGTGCAGTAACTATTCCCGCTGGTATTACTTGGGTGTATGCAATTCTTGCAGGTGGCGGTGGTGGTGGTGCTTACGCTGGTGGTGGCGCAGGTGGACTTGCGTGGGGTTGGACGTTGCCATATTCAACTTGCACAATAGGCGCGGCTGG